CCAACAGATATTGGCAGCACGATCACCGACAACACTTGTGTCTGGACGGCGATTGCTTCTGCGTATGAGGAGCTGGCCAAGCTCAATCCAAGTGCGATTATCGAGCTGTTTGAGCTGCATCTGGACAACACGCTTCATGGCAGCACGGATGTTTACCGTTTTCACGCAGGCGCAAATGCAGATGTGGACGGCAATGTTGTCTTCAACGGCAACACCTACACCCGTATCCCAGTCAAAGCAGACGGCTTCGAGTTCACCAACACTGGTACGTTGCCCCGTCCCACGCTGACGATCAGCAACCTTGACGGCACAATGACCACGCTTTTGCTGTTGGTCAACGCAACTACTGCAGGCAATGACCTTGGTGGAGCGGAAGTCCGCCGGATCCGAACGCTGAAGAAGTTTTTGGACGGTGAATCAACTGCCGACCCAAACGCCAAGTTCCCTGATGAGCGTTGGTATGTGGATCGAAAGGCAAATGAGTCACGGGACAGTGTGACGTTTGAGTTAGCCAGCAAGTTCGACCTTGCGGGTCAGAAGCTGCCAAAGCGTCAGATCGTGGCCAATGTCTGCCAGTGGATCTATCGCAGCAGTGAATGCAGCTATACGGGCACTGACTATTACGACGTGAACGGCAATGAAGTTGACACAGAAGCAGAAGATGTCTGCGGTAAGCGAGTTGCTAGCTGCAAACTGCGGTTTGGCAACACCGCTGAGCTGCCGTTTGGATCGTTTCCTGGAGCTGGATTGACTAAATGATGAAGTTGACAGCAACGATGCAGGCTGAGATTCTTCAGCAAGCAAAGGACGAGTTTCCTCGCGAAAGCTGTGGCCTAGTCGCCATTGTTAAAGGGCGTCGACGTTACTTCCCATGCCGAAATGTCGCTCAAACTCCAGGTGAGCACTTCATTCTTGACGGTTGGAACGAGGTAGAGGACAAAGGCGAGGTCGTTGCTGTTGTCCACAGCCACCCCAAAACCAATCCCGCTCCATCACCGGCTGATCGTGTTGCGTGTGAAAAGTCCGGTCTGCCATGGTTCATCGTCAACCCAAACACTGAAGGCTGGGGCTACTGCGAGCCTGAGGGCTTTGAGCTTCCGTATGTGGGACGTGAGTTTGTGTTCGGTGTGGTGGACTGCTACAGCCTTTGCCGCGACTGGTACGCAAGGGAATGGGGCTTACAGCTCAAGGACTATGACCGACAGGACAAGTTTTGGGAGCGAGGCGAAAATCTGTACTTAGACAACTTTGCTTCTGAAGGGTTTCGCAAGATTCCAGTTGAGGAGTTGCAGCCTGGGGATGCCTTGTTGATGCAGCTGGTTTCGCCCTTACCAAACCATGCTGCGATCTACTTGGGAGACTCCCAGATCTTGCATCACGTACAGGGAAGGCTGTCGAGCAGGGATGTTTACACCCTTGGCAGCAGTTACTATGGCAAGAGCACTGCTTGCGCCTTGAGGCATGAAAGTCGTTAAGGTTTACGGCGCCCTTCGCAAGAAATTAGGTCAATGCCGGTTTGAGTTTGAGGCTGCAACGCCAGCTCAAGCCTTAAAAGCGTTATGTGTAAATTTTCCTGGTCTTGAGAAGTGGCTTATCGATACTGAAAGGGACGGAGTTGGCTATCGAGTAACTATTGGCAAAGAGCGTGTTGCTGATGACTTAAGTCCTTTAGTGATGCCCTGGAGCGAGCAGGAGGTATTTAGCATTACGCCAGTCATCGCTGGTGCGGGACGAGGAGCTGGAATGATTGCAGCTGGAATTGGTCTTGTGGCTTTGGCCGTTGTAACTGGCGGATCATCGATTGCATTTACAGGCACTGGCTTTGCGGCAGTGTCTGGCGGCACAGTAATCCCGTTTGCTGCTGCAACTTTTGGAACCAAGTTGGCCATTGCAGCTGGAACGCTTGGTCTTGGCTTGACCTTTATGGGTATTGCTCAGTCGCTTTCACCACAGCCTGAGGTGCCGCAGTTTGATGAATCGGCTCAGCTTGAATCGTTTACTTTCTCAAACGTCGTCAATACATCAAGGCAGGGTTTGCCGGTGCCAATAGCGTATGGGCGTGTGTTCGTTGGATCCGCAATTATTTCCAGCGGTACTGACGTTGACGAGGTGAGAGCATGACGCAAGCTAAATATATTGCTGGTGCTGGCGGCGGCGGTACTGGTTGTTTCACTGGCGAAACGCTAGTTTCCACGCCGGAAGGACAGGTTCGTATTGACGAACTGAAAGAAGGCAGTGAGGTGATCAGTTTTGATGACAAGGGCAACACCCATGTCGCAAAGGTGTTGAAAGTCCATGTGCACGAAAACGAAAAGGTTTATCGATATGGTTTTTGGGGTGATGAGTATGTAGATGCAACGCCAAACCACTGGGTTTTAAACCAGTACAACGCCTTTGTTGCGATTGGAAGCCTTGGCTTTGATGACTGTCTAATCGATGTTATGGGCCACCTCCGGCCAATGATGAGTCGGGAGGAGCTTGGAACGGCTACCGTTTACAACCTCACGGTAGAGCGGCGGCATACCTTTATTGCCAACAACATCCGTGTTCATAACGCTGGATTAGGTGCTCGGATTGCTGGTGCTGGTGGTGGTGCCCGTAAAAGCGGAGGTGGCTCACGTACACCCACAGAAGCTGACGATACGCTTCAGTCAGTTCAATTTGCCAGTGTTCTTGATCTAATCAGCGAAGGAGAGATTGAGGGCCTAGAAGACGGCAACAAGAGCATTTTCCTAGAAGACACCCCAGTAGAAAATGCTGACGGCTCAAATAATTTCAGCGATTTCACGATTGTTACGCGCACTGGAACGCAGACACAGACTCACATCTCCGGTGATTTTGGGTCTACTCAGTCTGAGCAAGCGGTAAACGCTGAAGTTAGTAACGGCAGCCCTGTTACTCGGTCCATCACAGATACAGATGTGGATCGAGTGCGAGTTACGCTGACAATTCCTTCGCTTCGCATTGTTGAGGATGATGGTGATATTACCGGCCATCAAGTCAGCATCAAGATTCAAGTTCAGTACAACGGTGGTGGTTTTAACGACGTAATTGAAGACACGATTAAAGGCAAGAGCAGCGCAAGGTATCAGCGTGATTACATGGTCACACTTGACGGTGCTTTTCCTGTTGATCTTCGAATGGTGCGCGTAAGCGCCGATGAAACCAGCACACGCCGCGCCAGTTCAACATTTTTCCAAGCGTACACAGAGATTATTGACGAGAAGTTTCGTTATCCGAACTCTGCACTTGTGGGTCTGCGGTTTGACTCCCGGCAGTTTGGCAGCATTCCATCTCGGAAGTATCTGATCCGAGGCATCAAGGTCAAGATTCCAAGCAATGCGACTGTAGACACCACTACTCATCTGGGACGGATTACATATTCCGGCGTTTGGGACGGAACCTTTTCTGCTGCAACCTGGACAAACGATCCAGCATGGTGTCTATATGACCTGCTAATTAACGATCGGTATGGAGCTGGTGTTCCAGAAGACACGCTCGATCGCTACGACTTTTTTGCAATTAGCCAATACTGCAATGCGCTTGTTGATGACGGTAAAGGCGGTCAAGAGACACGTTTTAGCCTCAACATGCTTATCAATACTCGTGATGAGGTCTACAACGTAATCCAGCAGCTAACTGCCATTTTCCGTGGCATTGCGTATTACGGCTCTGGATCATTGGTGTTGTTGCAGGACAAGCCAACTGATGCTCAGTACCTGCTTGGCCCATCCAATGTGGTCAATGGAACGTTTTCGTACTCAGGTTCTTCGCAGAAGTCTCGTCACACGGTTGCTGTTGTGGCTTGGCAGTCATACGACACCCGTGGTGATCTTGAATACGAGTATGTAGAGGATCATGCTGCTGTTGCCAAGCACGGCATTATCAAAAAGGACATTAAGGCTATTGGTTGTTACAGCCAAGGGCAGGCACATCGTTTGGGCAAGTGGACGTTGTTGTCAGAGCAGAATCTGACTGAGACTTGTGAGTTTGCAGTTGCGATTGAAAGCGGCATCATCCTTCGTCCAGGGATGGTGGTTGATATTGCCGACCCAATGCGTGGTGGAACGCGCAGAAGTGGACGAGTTAGCTCAGCAACTACAACCGTTATCACGATTGATAGCGATACCGACCTGTCGGTAAATCTTTCAGCAAGCCCGACGCTTTCGGTTTTGCTGCCCACAGGCTTGGTTGAAACCAAAGCAATCTCCAGCATTTCTGGAGCGGACATTACTGTTGACGAAGCTTTTAGCGAAGCACCAAATGCAGCAGCCGTTTATTTAATCGATACCACCGACATTCAGGTCCAAAAGTTCCGTGTGTTGTCGGTAGCCGAGTCCAGTGATGGCGTTTATGGCGTTAGTGCGATTGCATATAATGAATCAATCTATGCAGCTGTTGAAGAAGATGTTGCGCTGACTACGCGAGACATCACTAATCTTTCGGGAACACCTACCGCTCCAGAGGCTCTTACAGGCACCGAGTTCTTGTATCAAGAGGGTCAAACGGTTCATACAGGTTTTGATTTTAGCTGGACTCACGATCGCATTAACACCAATGACTTTTTGGTTAGGTACAGGATAGACAGCGACAACTTTGAGTCGTTAGACACAAATAACCCTTCAATTACGCTTCGAGCATTACGCGCTGGAACGCTGGACGTACAGGTGTCGGCTCGTAACTTTTTAGGTAATCAAAGCACTATCTCAACAGCAACGTTTGAACTCGTCGGCAAGACGGCAGTGCCTGCTGATGTGCAGAACTTGTCGATTGAACCGATTAGCGCCAACAGTGCTCGTCTGCGTTGGGATCAGACCACTGATCTTGACGTGAAGGTCAATGGCCTTGTTCACATCAAGCACAGCAACCTAACTGACGGCACAGCGACCTGGCCTAACTCTGTTGACTTGATCCCTGCTGTTGCGGGCAACTCAACCGAGGCGATTGTGCCGTTGGTAGCCGGTGAGATATTTGCCAAATTTGAAGATGACCTCGGTAACAAGAGCACGAATGCGACTAGCGTCATCATGCAGTTCCCAGACACTCTGGGACGACTTGCGATTGAAACTCGAAGAGAAGATCTCGACAGCCCACCTTTCCAAGGGACACGGACTGACTGCACTTACATCGAAGATCTCGACGCATTGGTCATTGATGGTGATGAAGACTTGGACGATGCGACCGACTTTGATGAGATTGATGATTTTGACAACATGGGTGACGTGTTGGCCTCTGCGGAATATCAATTTGTCAATGCTCTTGATCTAGGCGCACGGTTCTCGCTGGATATTCAGCGCCGGTTTGTTACGCGAGCATTCTTCCCGAATGCCTTGATCGATTCTCGTAGCGCCAACGTAGACGATTGGAGCGATTTTGATGGTGATG